CTACAGGAGCTAAAGGAGCAACTGGAGCAGGCGGATCAACTGGGCCTACCGGACCTACCGGACCTACTGGTGGCGGCGGATCTAAAGGGCAAAAAGGTGCTGCAGGTGGAAGTGGTGGTACAGGACCAACAGGCCCAACCGGACCTACTGGACCTACTGGACCTACTGGTGGTTTCTCAACTAACTCAAACGCACAAGTTAACAGCTTAGGCGTAGGTACAGGTGGGTCAGGAACAGCTGGTGAAATAAGAGCTACAAATAACATTACTGCTTACTATTCAGATGAAAGACTAAAAGAGTTTGAAGGTAAGATAGATAATGCATTAGAAAAAGTATTAGCATTAAGTGGTTATTACTATAAAGATAACGAACTAGCTAAAGAGCTAGGTTATGACAATGACAGACGTCAAGTAGGTCTAAGTGCACAAGAAGTGAAAAAGATACTACCAGAAGTTATAACAGAAGCTCCAATCGACGATCAATATTTAACAATATGGTATGATAAACTTATACCGCTAATCATTGAGGCAATAAAGGAGTTAGCTGATAAAAAGTAAACACAGGAGGTGTTATGAATTCAATTTGGCAAATGTGGGAAAGAGGCGTAACGCCTACTAATTGCAACCGTATAATAGAAGAATGTGAAAGGCTACAGCCTATGGAAGCTAACGTAGGTTCTGATTCTGCTACAAACACTGTAAATACAACTGTACGAAGATCTGAAGTAAGATGGGCAGGACATTTAGAGTGGTTAAACAAACTTGTATATAGTTTTGCTACTAGAGCTAATAGACAAGCTTTTGGTTTTAATATTTCTTATCTAGAAGATATTCAATACACTATCTATAAAGGAACAGACGAAGGTTACTATGACTGGCACCACGATACTTTCTGGGGAGGTCATACTGCTTTTGATAGAAAACTAAGTTTAATAATACAACTAAGTGACCCCTCAGAGTATGAAGGCGGTCAGTTTCTTTTATCTGATGAATATGAGCAGCCAGACCCTAAAGCACTAGCACAACGCGGTACAGTGCTTTGTTTCCCCTCTCCAGTGCGACATACAGTTAAACCAGTAACTAGTGGCGTACGTAAATCTTTAGTAGCCTGGATAGAAGGACCGAAGTTTAAATGATTATAGTAATAGATAAAGTCTTTTACCCTCAAACTTTAGAGACTATAAACAACGAAAACAAACATACTTATTTTAAAAAAGAAGAAGAACATGACAATGGGGTAGTTGCGAGACGGCTTATGGATACAGCAGCTAATTACTTTAACTTTGACAACCAAGTAGGTTATGACATTTGGTTTCATAGAAATGGTATGCCAGATTGGCACCAAGACAGAGATGAACAAACATTTTTTAAAACAGGACAAAGTCATTTTCCTATTTGTTCTGTAGTTTTTTATCCACATGTAAAAGATTTAGTAGGCGGTGAACTTATCTTTAAAAACAATATGCGTATAACACCAGTGTCAAATAGACTTGTCATGTTTGGTCCAGGTCTAGAGCATAAAGTAACACCTATACAAAGTGGAGAACGTGTGTCTATGAATATAAACTCTTGGAACTACGACATAGAGGTAGCCACAGATTTTAACTAATGCAAAAGTTCGTAATTAATCTAAAGAGTAGACCTGAACGCAAACAGCACTTTATAGAAAAAAATACAACATTAAAAGACTACACTTTTGTAGAAGCTGTAGATGGTTTAACACAAGATTTATCTGAGTATAAGACTAGACCAGGTTGGATAGATCCGTTTCAAGATAGGGGCATAGTTCCTACAGAAATAGCTTGTTTTTTATCACACAGAAAAATGTGGCAAAAATGCGTAGAGTTAGATGAACCTATTTATGTAATAGAAGATGATGCAATTATAAATGTAGATAGATGGGATGAAGAGTTCTATGACCATACTATAAACTATTGGGATTTATTGTATTTACAACGTAACGAAAATGAACCAGAGAACACTATAAAGGTAAGTGAAAGACTAGAAAGACCTTGGTATCCATACAATACAACAGCGTATGTTATATCACCTAAAGGTGCGCGAAAGCTTTTAAATACCAATATAATGGAAAAAGGTATAATACCAGTAGACGAGTATATACCTGAACAAATAAGAGAAGCTAGTCTTATGGCTCTTGCTTTACAAGAAGATTCTTGTAATCAAGCCACTAGAGATATACTACCTTCTGATATACGTAATGATAGGAGAGATATGACGGTACACGTAGTAACAATCGGCACAGATAAAGACAAGATGACTAAATTGTATGATTCTGCAGCTAAGAATAATATAGCAGTTAATAACTGGGGACACGGCGTAGAATGGAAAGGCACAGATATGACTGGTCCTGGTGGAGGTATGAAAGTAAACATACTAAAACAACACATAGGAGAGCTTGCGGACACGGATATTTTACTTTTTACAGATGCGTACGATGTTTTTTACTCAGATAATTTAGATACAATTAAAGAAAGATACCTAGATATGGGGCATAAAGTACTTTTTGCTGCAGAAGAAGTGTGTTGGCCTGATCCTAGTATAGGTAATCAATTTCCGTCCTCACATACTAATTATAGATATCTTAATTCGGGTACGTTTATAGGCGAAGTAGGAGAAATAAAAAAGATATTAGACCATGAGCCTATAGAAGACCATCAAGATGACCAACTTTTCTACCAACAAGCATTTCTAGAAGGTATTTATGACATAGGATTAGATATAGAAGCTTATATATTTCAGTGCCATGAGCCTAAGATAACTATGCTAGGTGAACAATTATGGAACCAAGAGACTACTTGTTGCCCTTGTATATACCATGGGAATGGCGACGATAGTGCTAAGGTTAATTTTGAGCGTATTTATAATAAAAGGTATGCAAAACCGCAAAATCTTTTTCACACACCTACTCATAACTATGAAGTTATAGATAAAGACATGATTCTTGTAGATTTTATGTCAGAACATCAATGCCAACGAATGATAGAAATAGCAGAACAACATGGAGAATGGCAAAGTTTACCTTTAGATACCTACCCTGCTCAAGAAATAAGACTAAAACAATTAGGTCTGTATGAAGAATTAGAAAAACATTGGCAAGAACATGTAAAGCCTATAATAGAACCTTACTGGAAACCCATGGTTGTAGAAGGTGTAAGAGATGCTTTTATGCTTAGGTATTCTACAGACTCACAAACAAAACTAGGACTACACCACGACTCTTCACACGTAACTGGTTCTGTTAAATTAAATAAAAATTATAAAGGTGGCGAGCTAGTTTTTCCTAGGCAAGGCATAAACAATGCTGATATACCCGTAGGTAAACTGCTTTTATTCCCAGGACAAGTTACACACCCACACGAATGTGTAGAGCTTACGGAGGGCACAAAGTACAGTTTGACTATATGGTCGCAAAGATACAAGGGTGATATACTTTAGAAATGTATACAGATAAAGTTTTAACAGTAGCTGATGTGCATGAGTTATACAACACTGGAGTTATAAAAAGTTTATATCAAGGCTCTGTAGGGTTTTTTAACCAAGGCACATATGGATATCCTATGCTTGACCTAACTCCAGAACAGTTTGCAGCTGCTGATGATGACCAACATGCTGGATTCTGGCACAACAAAATTGTTTACCATGCACAACAGCAATATGCGCTTTGTATGCATAAAGATGGTTACCCTATAAGTATTACTTTAGGTTTTATAGAAAACAACGAATGGCATTTGTGTAATGCTTTGATTAGAAACGATGAAGATGGCACGAGAGCATTTATGCGTGACCCTGAGTATCATAATGTCAGAGGACGTACAGAAAAAGAATTAGGTGCAACTATAGCCTATAGCTATGTAGATGTGGGTTCACCTATTAATGATTCTTTTATGGCTTATAAAAACTATTTTGGTCCTATAGAAGAATGTAATGTTAAGAATTGGAATACCTTAGAACATATAGGCCAAGTTACGCAAAGCTATAATACTGGCGGACAAGATTGGGATGGAGTAAAATCTGAATATAGTGAAACATATGAAAAATACAAAATGGAGTATTATTAATGTCAAGCTTTATACATAACACTGATAGCATTGACGCAGCTGAAATAGCCGCAGAATACCGTACACCAGATCAAGGTGTTAGTGCGAAGTCTAACAGTAATGTTACATGGAACGAATATAGAAGAATGACGCCTAGGGCTAATCAGTCCGTTAACACTATTACTACAGCTGGTACACAAACCTTACAAGCACAAGACTTTGGAGGCACTGCAGGTTTTACTCCAGGGTCGCGAACTTACCAAACTGGATCGGCTAAAGGGGCAGCTAATGTTACTATTAATGGGGTATTTACTGCTAACGCTTACGCTGCAATAAACAATGGTAGTGGTCAAAGTTTAGCTACAGGTCAGTTTGGTTTAGGTGCCCAAGGTGGTACTAGCGGACTTGATTTGACTAGCGTAGCTAGTTTTGCAAACGGTACTAGTCTTAGAGGTTATGGTGTTAGAAGTAGTGGAGGTATTGGTGGAGGTACTTTCTTTATAATAACATATGGCGCTAGTGGAGCTAGCAACTGGACTACGTTATATCATAGAATTTTATATCCAGGCGGTAACATTACAGCGGGTCAGTTTACTATCTATAGTAACACACAGACTTTTAACAGAAGTGACTTTACTTATGATGGCAGTATTTTTGCTGGACAAGAACAATGGTCGCTGGCTGTTGGCGGTTTTAATGGACCCCTTGGGCCTTCTATGGGCTCTTATCCTTTTGCACTGGAGTTCGCATGATAAATTTAAAAAACCCACCTGGATTACCACCTTGGTCAGAGATATCTACCAAACGTAAGGTAGCTAGAGTCTTTTTTATCTTCTTATTACCCGTGAAGATACTACTTATGTTTATGGGGGTATCATTTGGTGTTACAGCGCTTTTTGGCCTATAATCCTTTTATGGCTACGGTTAAAGAAACATTGGCAAAAATCGAATCACACGAAAGAGAGTGTAATATTCGATACACTGCTATAGAGAAACGCTTAGACAAAGGAGATGCTAAGTTCGACCGTATGGACACTAAGTTCACAACGATGATTATAGGCGTGTATGTCCTTATCATTGGGTCTAGCTTTTTATAAGGAGGTACCTATGGCTAAAGCCGAAAGCAAATTACCACAGTTAATCAACTTTGACGGTAAACAATACGATATAGCACAAATGACTGACCGAGTAGCTCAGCAATTTAACATGTTAGTTAGATTACAAAGCGACTGGCAAGATGCTGATTTTAACCTACGAAAAGTAGAAGCAGCACAAAAAACAACCGTAACGGAACTGCAAGTCTTTTTAAAAGAAGACAAGATTAAAGCAGTAGACGACAGGATAATAACACCATGAATATAGAGCAATGCAAGGAAGAGATTAAAAGACATGAAGGCGAGGTCTTAGAGATATATGAGGATAGTTTAGGTTTTAAAACTCTTGGCATAGGACATTTATGCCAACCAGAAGACCCAGAGTATGATTGGGAGGTGGGTACTAAAGTATCACAGGAAGTTGTAGATATGTACTACGAAGATGACTTTAACAAACATTTAGCAGAAGCTATACATGTGTTTGGTACAGACGAAGCTTTCTATAATTTACCAGAAAATATCCAACACGTAATAGTTAATATGTGCTTTAATCTAGGAGGGACTAGACTTTCTAAGTTCCGTAATATGTTAAAAGCATGTAGATCACATGATTGGAAACAAATGGCAGCTGAAATGGAAGACAGCAGATGGTTTAACCAAGTAGGAAGAAGGAGTCGAGAACTGCAAGAATCAGTTCTGAATACTGTATAATGAAAAAATGGCCTATATTAAACTTACAACATTCGGGGGTCTTGCACCAAGGACTTCACCTAGACTCTTAAGAGATGAGTTAGCTACAGTAGCTACTGATGTAAATCTTGAGAGCGGGCGTTTAGTGCCTATTACAGATAACTCTGATACTCTCACTCTTTCTAATTCT